AGCTTAAATAAATAATAAACACCAGTTTACCCCCCCCCCCCCCCCCGCGCATAGCGCGCAAGAGGCTCTGTGGCTTTGAGTTAAGTCGTGGACTTGGCCTAGCCAGCCATGGGGTAACTTTTCGTTTTTGGAGGTTCTGACCCACCAGCGGATGTCTTGCGTGGAATCGTAATTTTGCCCCCAGTTTTGGGCGTAGGTTTTGAGCGTTTTTCTTTGATCTCAATGCGTGCTGGTGCCGCCGGTTGAGGGTTTTCGAAGCGCTCAATACATGCTTTGTAGTGATGATCCCATGCCAACCTCATGCACTTGCGGATGGCTTGAGATTGAGTCATGTCGCTGTGATTGGCCTCAAGCTCGAATTTAATAATGCTGGCCAAAATCTCGCGGCACTCCGGGGTCAAAGAGACGCCCGGTTTTTTCACTTTTTCGCTTTCTGGTTTTTTGTGCCGACCCACAACGAAAACAATGTCAGCGAATAGGTGCACCCTTGCAACCAATTATTTTATTCGGTGCACCAAAAAAATATTTTCGCCCGCAAACCTTGTCCCCATGCGGATGTCAATAGAAATCTTCGTATGGGGAGAACACCCCATTGACTTTTTTTATTGATAAAAGTGCACCGAAATAAAAAAGTGCACCGCATGACAGCGAGCAACAAAAAACAGGGAGCGTGTTTCCCGATTGACCTCTGGCAGGAGATCAAGCGGGAAGCTGAAGCAAACGACACGACGCTGAGCAAAGTGATCGTTCAAGCGGTCCGCGAAATGGTGGATCGGAAAAACAAACGGAGGGCGAAGAAATGAACCTTTCGGATGTCTACATCAACATGGACGAGGCTCGGCGCCTCTCGGGTTTTTCCAGCCGCTCGATCCGCGACTACATTAAACGGGGCGAATTTGCGGCAAGCCTTCCACGGGGCCGGTGCGGTGGTTGGCATATCGTCCGCGAGTCGTTTTTGGATTGGTGGGGCTACCGCAACGCGAGCACCGCGAACCGCACCACGATCCCAGCACGCAAAAGGAGGGCCGCGTGATGGACTGCGAAACTCTTCTCCGCTGCCTCGGTTACTCGATCGACGCGGCTTTTAAGTTTGTCCCGGTCGCCATCGCGGCGGCCATCACCTGGAGGTTGGCACGATGAAAAAGCGGCTCTGGCTCGTGCAGGGGTTTAATTTTCTCCGCCTAAAAGTCGGGGACACTTTTTTGGCCTTCACCGAATCGGAAGCTCGGGAGCTTTTCCGAATCGAATACGGCTGCCCTGCGAGCCGCGTGGAGGTCGTCCGATGAGCTATTACCTTATCGAAACCGAGAGCCTAAACGGCAGCATGAAAGAAGTGCGCGGACCCTTCAATACGCGAGCCGCTGCCGAGGCACATATCCGCCGCGATTTTGAGGCGTGCTGGAACCAAAGCGATTTTCCGCTCGATGACCGAGACGACGATTGGTCAGGCACATGGCTCATCGTTGAGCAGGTCGCCGAGGTGAAGCCGGTCGCCAAGACAACGCTCAAGACCGTGCTCGTGGAGGTCGTGCGATGAGCGGCTGGATCCCCGCAGCGGTTGAGCTGCCAGACGAGGACATCGAGGTCATCATCCACACGGCAGACGACGAAGTGGCGACCGGCTTTTTAGATGCAGGCGTCTGGCGGTTCACGAATGCGGCCCGCGTTTTGGTGCCGGTCTTGAACTGGCAACACCTCCCCGAGCCTCCCGAGGAGGACGCCCGATGAGCGCGTGGGAGGCCGTCCTTCTCTCCTCCATCGCCTTCGGCTCCATGTGGGCTTGCTACTGCATCGGCTGGCGTGACGGGCGCATGACGGAGCGCCGTCGCCAGGAGCGCTACTACCGGCGCGAGGAGTTCAACCGCGATTGGGACAACCACGACGACTTCGATTGATTTTGCCTCGCTAGGTCTCAAGGAGACCGCAGGGGCCAAGGGGGGCAGCGCATCCCAAAAAACGCTGACCAACAACAAACAAACAAAAGAGTGATGAAAATAATATCTGGAAAACAACAACGACCACAGCGGGTCGTGATTTACGGGGTGGAGAGCGTCGGCAAGACGACTTTCGCCAGCAAATTCCCTTCTCCATTGTTTCTCGACATCGAGGGCGGCAGCAACCACCTCGCCGTTGACCGTGTGGCGGTCTCGACTTGGAAAGAACTCGGCGAGTGCATCCAAGAAGCCAGCCGGACGGACTACGAGACGGTGGTCATCGACTCGGCAGATTGGGCGGAGCGGTTGGCGGTTGAAGACCTCCTTGCTACGAGCAAGAAGCAGAGTGTCGAGGATTTCGGATTCGGCAAGGGCTGGGTGATGGCGGCGGAAAAAGTCAGCCGGTTCCTGACCGCGCTGGATTCGCTAATCGAGAATGGCAAACATGTCGTTGTCCTGGCGCACAGCAAGGTTCAGCGCACCGAGCCGCCGGACATTCTCGCCGCTTACGACCGTTACGAGTTGAAGCTGTCGAAGCAGTCCTCGCCGCTAGTAAAGGAATGGGCTGACGAGCTTTGGTTTTTCAGGTTCAAAACGAAAGCCGTCTCGCAGGAGGGTGGCAAAGCCAAAGGGGTAGGCGGCAAGGAGCGGGTGATCTACACAACCCACTCGGCAGCCTACGACGCCAAGACCCGCTCGGGCTTGGCCGAAGAGTTGCCAATGGAGTGGGAATCGGTCGCGCATGTCTTCGGCAAACCTGCACCCAAAACCTCGGAGCCTGCCGTGGAGATCATTGGCCGGGAGTCGGTGGCCGTCCTCGAGGACAACGAGGAAGTCGTCAACCTTTTCCTCGTCAGCAACGGATCCATCGCCGAGGGCCAGACATGGCGGGATGCCAGCGAGAAACTGCGCCAGCAGATCGTGGCCCGGCCTGCCGCTCTTGTCGCTAAAGCCAAAGCTCAAATGGAGGTGGCGGCGTGAGCGAATTAACCACAGAGGACACAGAGGTCACAGAGTTGGTGGTAAAGGAGATCAGTCCGAGTTCCTTGCCGAAGCTGGCCGAGTGCGCCCTGTTTACGGGCGCGCCTGGCACCAGTGCGGCTGCGGAGCGTGGCACTCTGCTAGACAAGGCGATCCGCGAGCTTTTGGTGGATGACCCGACGACTTTCGACACGATGAGCGCCGAGGATCAGGCGGTGGCTCGGTGGGGCGTTGAGGAGCTTCGCACGCTCTCCGGTGGCTACCATGTCGAGACCCGCGAAGAATATCTCGGTATGGAGGTGCCGGGGCTCTCGAAGCCGGGAACGGCTGATGCGGTATGCGTTCGGGCTCAGTGGGTGGCAGACATTAAAACGGGCCAAGTCCGCAACTACCGCCAGCAACTCGCGGCCTACGCCCTCGCCTGCATGGTCGAGCATTTCGCCAACTCGTGGACGGCGCATGTGATCTATGTCGATCAGCGACTCCGCCGCACCTACGATTTCACCCGCGACCAGGCGGAGGCCATCGTCAGCAACACGATCGCCGAGGCCAGCAGCCGGTTGGCGGAGCCGACGCCGAATGAGTATTGCGGCTGGTGCGCTCATCAAAACGGGTGCCGAGCCTTGGTGCGTCAATCCTCCGAGGCGCTGGCATTAGTCAAGTCCGACCTTTGTCTTACCGACATCCGCGACCAAATCCTCGCCAATCCGGTCGAGCTATCCGCCTTCGCCGCGAACTGGAAGCTCGCCGAGAAGCAGATCGCCGAGCCGGTCATCGATGCTCTGAAAGAACGCCTCGCCGCTGGTGAGGACATTCCGGGCTGGAAGGTCACGACCGGCGCGGGGCGGCAGTTCGTGGAGGCCGATGCCATCGCTCGGGCCTCCGCCAATGTTTCAAAAGAAACGCTCATCCTCGCCCTCGGCGGGAAGATGGGCGCCGACAAATTTCGCCAGTTCTGCGCCGACGCCGGCGTTGAGATGGACGAGTCAGCGGTGCGAGCAGGGTCACCGATAAACACCCTGCGCCAAATCAAAAACAAAAAATAATATGCCAACATACAAACAACAGGAACCCCAAGCGCCACAGATCACGCCTGGAAAACACAAGGTCGAGATCGAAGGCGCGGAACTCAAGATCAGCGACCGCACCGGAAACGAATACATCCGCCTTAAGTGCCGGGTGAAACTCCCCGACGGCAGCAACGGCGGCACCATCTACGACAACATGGTTTTCACGGCCAAGTCGGCTTGGAAGATCGACCAAATCCGCGAGGCGCTGGGCTTTGCCATCATCCCAAACGAGGACGCAAGCGTGGAGCCGGAGCACCTCGTCGGCCGCACCGGCACGGTGATCGTGGAGCACAATAACGACACGGGATACCACGAAATCGACAGCTGGGTTTCACCCAAATCCTCGGCCCCTGCGCCGAAAGCCAAACCCGCCAAAGAGACAGACGATATCCCGTTTTGATTCAACCCTCCGGGGCGCGGCGTTGATACGCGCATTGTAAATGCAAAAACTAACATCAGTAGGGAAATCAAGCCGGACTCCATACAAACATTGGCTCTATAAGTCAATGCTTGGGAAAATGATCGGTGCCGCAAGCACTGGCAAGTCACCATGCAATGGGACAATAAAGGTTCTGGATATGTGCGCCGGCGATGGCGCTGAAACTAATGGCGATCCGCTTAGTTCTTCTCCAGCAATAGCGTGTCACCACATCAGATCCGTTTTCCACAACTCTCACAGGGTTCAAAGGAGCGCGTTCCTGTATGAGAGGGAGGATGTGACTTTTTCAAGGTTGCAGAACAGATTTGGCGACAAAGAGCAAATGACACTCCGAAACCTCGACAGCAAGGGAGTGACCACGGCGCATATCGATGCGCGCCCAGGAGAAGGCGTTTTTATCTACGCAGACCCAAACAGCGTCAGCACCTTGCCAGTAACGGAAGAACTTATCGAGTCCTTCACCGATACAACGCTTTTTCTGATGACGCTTGGATGCAATGTGGGTGGCGTTAAGAGACTTGGAGTGAATGAACGAGTCGGATGGATGGATGTTGTCCTGATGACCGTGAAAAACATGAGGCCGTGGCATGACATCCATATCCTATCCCTTAACCGAGACGATTCGCAGTGGGCTTATCTTGCGGCATGGCCGCGCAAGTGGTCTGACGATTTTTTAGAGTCAAGCATAAGGAAAGGGAACCAGCTTTGGCCGAACGGAGTGAGCGCGTTTTCAGCAAGAAACCAAGAGCGCCAATTCAGATCAAAAATCGAAGAGCTATTTTATACACAGAAGGAACTTAGCGAAAGAAATCAGCAATTACTTTTATCATGAAAACTATACCAAAAATCGAAGACATTATTAAAGACTACCCTGAGTTTGAGGGAGTCCACCCGCTGGCTGATGTCTTCCCAATGAAGCCAGACGATGAGTTCTGGGAGCTTGTGGAACACATCCGGGAGAACGGAGTCGCCAGCGAGTTGATGCGCGAGAAGGGAACGAACCTGCTTATCGATGGACGCAACCGACTGCTTGCCATTTCAATCACACAATCCCTTTTCGAGGTTGTGGATATCGAGCCGGAATATGTCTTAGCTCATGTCACGGCAAGCAACCTGCACGCAAAGAAGTTCAGCACCGACCAGAAGGCCATGATCGCCGCGAGGCTCCGGCCTTACTACGAGGTGCGGGCGAAGGAGAGGCAGAGGGAACAAGCCAAGATAAATCAGCCGCAAAGTCAAAAGGTGGAAAAAAATCCACTTTCTGAAAAAGGAAAAGCCCGAGACGAAGCGGGCAAAGCCGCTGGCGTCAATGGGCGCTATGTCGATATGGCAACGCAGGTTGCCAGCGTGGATGCAAAACTGGGCGAGCAAGTCATGGCTGGGAAAGTCAAGCTCAAGGACGCTCATGCCAGCATCAAGCCGATATGGGACGCTGCGAAGGCTGAAGAGAAGGCAAACAAGCCAGCCCCGGCGGTTGTCGAGATGGCACAGATCGTGACCGTGGATGGCCGCGTCACCGAGATCAAGAAGCCGCATCACCCTTCATTCAACCGGACAAACGGCAGCGTGTCCTGGGCCAAGTGGACTTGGAACCCTGTGACCGGATGCGAGCATGGATGTAAATTCTGCTACGCCAGAGAGATCGCAAACTCTCAACGCATGGCCGATGTCTATCCGTTTCAGTTTGCGCCTGCATTCCACGAATACCGGCTGGAAGCTCCGAAGCTCACGCCATGCAAACAAACAGACGATCCTACGGAGGGCCGCGTGTTTGTTTGTTCGATGGCAGACCTATTCGGCAAGTGGGTTCCAGACAAGTGGATCACGGATGTGTTTAACGCATGCGCCGAAACACCATGCTGGGAATACCTTTTCCTGACCAAGTGGCCGAAAAGATACTCGATGCTGGCAACCCTGCCGAAAGCATGGTTCGGAGCATCCATCATCAAGCAGGGCGATGTTGAGCGAGTCACGAGGGACATGACGGCCTTCGATGTCCATTCGGGAATCACTCGGTGGGTGAGCCTCGAACCAATGCTTGAGCCGATCACATTTGGCGACCTGTCTTGGTGCGACCTGATGGTGATCGGATCGCAGACCTCGACAACGCAGCCGGAAGGATATGTGCCGGCATTCGCTCCTAAGTTTGAATGGGTGGCTGATGTTGTTCAGCAATGCCGAGATCAGGGAGTGCCATACTACCTAAAACCAAACCTCGTCACTGAGCCGGGCATGCAGATGCCGCAGATGGAACCGAGGAGGCACTAATGAGCTATTCCAACTATGGGGAATATCTAAGGCATCCGATTTTCTTGGGTGCTGTGGAGTCAGCAAAGCAGAGATCAGGCGGCCTGTGCGAAAAATGCGGAATGAAAACAAAGACCGAGCCGCACCACATCCGATACTGCAAATGGGGCGAGTTTGACCCACCGGAAAACCTTTTAATGCTTTGCCGTGATTGCCACACGAACGAGCACACATGCCAAAGGTGCGGAGAAGTCACGCTCAAGGCATTGCACATCAAACTCAACACAAGGGAGTGCTGCTAACCGCCATGACCCAAGACCTCTCCCTCCGCCTCTCCATCTGTCTGAACGGCTGCCCGATCGGGCCGCGCATTCAACGGGCGGAGCCTCTGCCGAACTACCGGCACACTTACTCACTAGCCGAGCAGGCGGTGGCGGAGGCGGACATGGAGCGCGTGCGGAAATACATCGAGCGGAATGCAAACATTATGAAGGGGAAGAAATAATGACTGTTGAAATATTAAATGGCGACTGCATCGAAATGATGAAGACGCTTCCGTCCCGATCCGTGAACTGCTGTGTCACCTCGCCGCCTTACTTTGGTCTGCGCGACTATGGACACGAGGGGCAGATCGGCCTTGAAGAAACGCCGGATGCATTCGTGCAGAAGATGGTCGAAGTGTTCAGCGAAGTGAAGCGAGTCCTGCGCGATGATGGGACGCTTTGGCTAAATCTTGGGGATAGCTACGCATCTTTCCGAGATGGAAAAGCTACACCAGACAGTTCCCGTGGCGATGATAATGGGACGCTTGTTCCAAAGGGTAGCGCCAAAAACAGAATGTCAGCCACCTTTCGGGCAACCGCTATAAAACACAAAGACCTGATCGGCATCCCATGGCGCGTTGCTTTCGCTTTGCAAGCGGACGGTTGGTATCTGCGGCAGGACATCATCTGGCACAAGCCGAACCCGATGCCGGAAAGCGTGACTGACCGATGCACCAAGGCGCACGAATACATCTTCCTGCTGTCGAAGTCGGCGCGGTATTTTTACGACGCGGAGGCGATCAAGGAACCTTCCGCCAGTTCAAGCATTGCCCGTTTAAGCCAGCCGAATCTGGAATCACAGGTTGGCTCTGCACGAGTCCCCGGCAAGACGAATGGAAACATGAAGGCTGTCGGCGGCGAAATGCGAAATCCTCGAAGCGTTTGGACGGTTAACACTCAACCTTATAAGGGCGCACATTTCGCCACTTTCCCTCTTAACTTAATCCGCCCCTGCATCCTAGCAGGATGCCCCACAGGCGGCACCGTGCTTGACCCATTCGGCGGCAGCGGAACCACGGGCCAAGTGGCGATGGAGGAAGGCCGTAAATCCATCCTGTGCGAACTGAATCCCGAATATGTGCAGCTTATGAATCAGAGACTCAACGGCGTCACCCCGAGCCTCTGGTCACAACCAATGGAGGCGTTGAAATAACATGGCCGGAGAATGGATTAAGGTAGAGAACCACCTGCACGAGAAGGTCGAGGTGGCGGCGATTGCCGACCACACCGGATTAGACCTGGATGCGGTCGTCGGGAAGCTCGTGAAGGTGTGGGCTTGGGCGTCACGGAATTGTCACGGTGACGGCGTGACAAGTGTCACAGCACTGCGTGTCATTCGTGAAATCACACGGGTCGACAACTTCGACGAAGCGCTCTCAAATTGTGGCTGGATTCGCATCAAAGGCGACAAAATCGAGTTCACGAACTTCGACCGGCACAACAGCCAAACTGCTAAAGAGCGAGCACTTGCGACACAAAGAAAGTGGAAGCAACGCGGTCACGAAGCTGTCACGAAAATGTCACGCCCTCACCGTGACAAAAACGGGACTAGAGAAGAGAAGATAAATAAGGCGTCTGCCTACGGCAGCACGCCAGCCCCCATGTCCCTATGAGCGCAATGGAGAAAATCATTCCCATGCCGAAGGCGGCTATCCCTCTGAACGAACCGGCAGAACGGGCGGCGATTTCGTGCCTGATGCAGAACTTCGCCAACCTGGACGCGATGAGCTGGCCGGACGACCTGTTTTTTTACGAGAAGCACAAACTGATCCTCGGCACGATCCGCAAGCTGCACGAGGACGGGGTGAAGACGGATTTCATGGCGATCCTGGCGCAACTCGACGCCACGGGTCAACTCGACGCGGCGGGCGGTGCTCACGAACTCAATGACCTGCACGATGTCATGCCCACAGGCGACTCGGGGACGGCGGCTTGGCATCGCGGGGCGTTGATGGATGCGAGGCGTTACCGCACGGCGCTGGCCGCAATCCGCAAGGCGGAGGATGCGTTTCTCCGGCAGGAGGGCGACATCGCTGCCGTGGCGGAGGCGCTCAATGGCGCAGCGGCCATGCAGGAGACGCCACGCGTGGGCATGAAACAACTCATCGACGGGTTGATTGCCGACCTGGAGAAGACCGAGCCGGTGGAGACCTTTGGCTCGGGGATCGGATCGCTGGACCGCGTGGCGCACCTCAAGCGCGGGGAACTCCTGACCGTGGCCGCGCCGACATCGGGCGGCAAGTCGATCATGCTCTTGCAAATGGCGCTCCATGCTCTCCGGGCTGGCAAGCGCGTGGCGGTTTTCTCGCTTGAAATGCCGGCGACTCAGGTGGTCGGGCGGATGCTCTCGGCCATGTGTGGGTTTCCGGTCGGGATCCTTCGCATGAGCAACCGCGAAGGGGAGAAGTCGCGGGGGATGTCGGACAAGTTCACGGCCTACGCGCAGGAACTGGCGCACTACCCGCTCGAGGTCGAGAGCAACCTGACCGAGTGGGAGGCGATCGATGGGGCCGCTCGGGAGTTGGTGGCGAAGGACAAGGCCGACCTGATCATCGTCGATTACATCCAACTCATTCACCTCCGGGCGCTCGGGTCCAACGAGACCCGCGAGCAACATGTCTCGGAGGTGTCGAAGCGGCTCAAGTCTTTGGCTCTCCATCTCAATGTCGCGGTGGCGACGGCCTCCCAACTCAACGACGACAACCCGCCGAAGCTCCGCGAGTCCCGCGCCATCGGTCACCACTCGGACCATGTGTGGTTCGTGGGAGGCCAGCCCGAGGAGCAATTCTTGACCATCATCAAAAACCGCGACGGCGAGCGAGGCGGGGCCGTGCCGGTCCGAATGAACGGCGCCACGGCGACATTTTCCGAAAGAATCTCTGACAATCAAACAACTAACAAATGAAACTCTACCTAGGAATAGACCCCGGCCTGTCCGGCGGTATCGCATTCATCCCAAACCTCGGCGACCCATGGGCGCACAAAATGCCCGAGACCGACCGAGACCTCATCGACCTCCTCAGCGACTCCATTTCGCTGGCAGAGCCTCGGGCGGTGCTGGAGTTGGTTCACTCCTCGCCGCAGATGGGCGTTAAATCGGCTTTCACCTTTGGCGAGGGGTATGGGCGCTTGCAGGCGGTTCTGACCGCGCTACGCGTCCCCTACGAGCGTGTTCGGCCTCAAGCGTGGCAGAAGGCAATGGGGTGTTTGACCAAGGGCGATAAGAATGTGAGCAAGCGCCGTGCGCAGGAGCTTTTCCCGACCCTCAAGGTCACGCACGCCACGGCGGACGCTTTGTTGATCGCCGAGTTTAACCGGAGGACAGCCCAGCCATGAGCAAACGCAAAAAGCCACGATTCGGCAAACACGGCAAGATCGTCCAAGAGGTGGCCGGCTTCCGGGAGTTCCGAGAAGCCTGGCTCGCCAACATGCTCGAGGAGATGAGCGCCGCCTGTGATCGCTTTTGGAGCAAGACCCCCGAACGCCGGAAAATCGAGGCCTCACGCCAACGCTCGGGATTCAACTACGGGAACTCTCATGAATAACTCATTCACCGCAAGAAACGGCGAACCTGCCTATATGCCAGACTACGACCTCGACACCCCCGAGGACACCCTCGCTGATGAACTCGGCACCACGCCCGCGGTGGCCCGCAAGGTCATCGCCATGCTCCAAGCTGCCGAGGTGCGCCAGCAGGCGTTGACCCTTGGCAAAGTCGTCGGGCTATTGCTCGAGACCAACAACCTGCCGGTTATGGCGAACGCCATCGCTTTCGCGGCCGGCCTGGACCAGCTCAACGGCAAAATGTCCCAGGCGCAGGTGGCGCGGGAGCTGGGCGTCACCAGGGCGCTCGTGAGCCATTACACGGTCGGTGTGCGCGATGTCCTCAGCGGCAAGCGCGACACATTCGACTGCACGAAGTTCCGCAAACGAAACTCCTCCAGAGAAACCTTCCGGGCGAAAGCCACGGATCCACACACGGCCGCCAAGTCGGCAGCCATTGCCAGATACAGAGCATCACTCAAAACCACAACACCATGACAATACAACTCGTAGAACATCCATCACTGACTCCAATGGGGGTCACTTTAACGCAAGAAACAACTCAACAAGAGTGGGAAGTGATCCACAAAAAGATTCTGATTTGCAAAAAAATGGCCGCAAAATGGCGGGCTGAATCGCTAGATTACGCAACAGCCCGATGGGGAGAAGAATATGCGCATGATTCAGAAGTGCAGTTGGAATTAAGTCTAGGCATACCCCTGCCACCAGAAAAGCCCACGCTGAATCCTGCGGACAAAACCACGGCGATCGTCACCATCGAGGGGCTGTCGCAAAAGTTCCAACTTTGGGAGCGCAAGATGAGCGACGACATCGGCAAGTGGGACCGCGACCGGCTCGAGCGCGCCCTCGAACTCCTCACCCCTATGGAGGCGACAGCGGCACGGATCCGGGGGCTATTGGCATGAGCGACACGCCCGAGACGGACGCCAAAGTTTCCGCACACATTGGATTCTATTCGTGCGCAACGGTTCCTGCTGAATTGTGCCGACGCATGGAGCGCGAGCGGGATGAGGCGCGGAGAAAGCTAGAGGACTTGGATGTCGCTGCAATCCATTCATGCCACAACGAATGCCAACGACTGATGTGTGTCTTAAGGCGCGAGCGCGACGAGTTGCTCGAGCGCAACGCCAAGCTGCGCGACATCGCAGACAGAGCGCTAATGCTCGGCCAAACCCAGTGACCTGCCCGACCTGTGGCACCGACACCCGAGTCATCGCAACCCGCGACGGATACAGGCGCAGGCTATGCAAAGCCGGGCATCGGTTCGTCACACTAGAACAGGCGCACGAAACAAAATTCCCATGGCTATCCAAACAAAAGCGCAAACCATTGAAGAAGAAAAAGAAACCAAAGCAAGACGACAAATGGATCGAACGCGTCAACGCGAAGCTCGCCGACTCCGATTGAGGGGGGTGGCATGGGAACCCTACCGAAATGGTTCAACTATCGCAGTTTGCCAGTCG